GGCTGACATGCCTACGGGTAGATATGGTAAGTGGAACGAACTACTAGAGGACTACAATAGGCGATTCGATAACGACGAACTGTCGGATATTATGGATGAACAGATTGCCGCACTAAAGGAGAACTCGGTAGACGGCGTTACTAGTGCTTTACTTATCGCTAAGTACATCAAGGAGCGCACAAGCATTGCTATGGACATTGATTTATTCCTTAGATTCTGTTCGGTGACTTATTTCACGCTAGATGAGGATTTGCTTTCCTATGACTGGGAGATAGGCACACGTAAGATCGAAAAGTTCACGAATTACGGGTTGAACGGTTTTTTTTTGAAAGAGCCTGTCAAAAAGTGGTTGCCACAAATACAATTATCTCCAGAAGATTTGGTCATTTATCAGACCAAAAAGAAAGAACTACAACGAATCTTCAGAAGGCAAAGGGATGGAAAAGATACATAAGAAACTATTACAGAAGGTCTTCAAACGAAGCTGAGTTCTTCCTTAAATTGTGTAATTTTAACCTCCAAGACGCGTACTTCTTACGATCACTGGGGGTTTACGAGTTTTATAACCATTACGAAGCCATGAGCCAAGAAACCAAAAGAAAGATGGAAAAGAGCAAAGAACATGGCAGTAGAAATAGAGTATAAAGTAGACTACTCAGAGGTAGACGCGGCCGATGAGAGCATTAATCAATTAAAGTCCGACACTGAAGAGGCTCAGGAGTCGACTTCTTTGTTTGGTGGTGCTACCGAGGCGTTAGGAGCGCAATTAAGCGGTCTCACAGATCGTTTCGGCGTTCTAGGTGGTAGTATATCCTCATTCTCTTCCCAGTCCGTAGGAGCTATTAAAGGCGTAAAGGGACTAACCACAGGATTTAAGGCGTTAGACCTTATTCTAAAGGCCTCAGTAATTGGGTTGATAGTTGCGGCAATCGTAACACTTGGAGTCAATCTTACCAAAACCGCAAAAGGTGCTGATTTCTTACGTAAGGCAATGGCAACACTTGAGGGTGTGTTTAACGGCGTTGTAGACGTGCTTGTAAACCTCGATAAGATATTTAGCCGTAACATAATCGACGTATTTGATAAGAATATCAAGCAAGCCCAGCAATTAGCTAAGTTACAGAGAGGTGTAGCAGAGGCGAATAGACTATTAAGCATTGAATTAGCTAGAACTAGCATTGAGTTTGAGAAATTCAGCCAAATAGCGGATGATGCCACCCTATCACTCAGAGAACAGCAAGCAGCGGCTCAAGAAGCGGCCAAACTAGAACTCGCAGCGGCTCAGGATAGAAGGACAATAGCTTTAAACAACCTGAATATAATTAAGGCAGAAGTTGCGGCTACTAAATCACGTAATGAGGTAATATCCCAAGACACTAAGGACTCACTCGCTGAAGCTCAGATCGCTTACGATGAAGCGGCGGCTGAAATAGAGCTTTCACAGCTTAGAAACGCTCAGAGAATACGCCAGATTGATCAGGACACATTTGAACAGCGATTAGACTTCTTGATTGACTTCACTGACAACCAGAAAGCTGTTAATGAAAGGTTAATAGCTGACGAAACTATTGCTTTAGAGGAGAGAGAGCGACTATTAGCCCAAACGGTGATATTCACGGATAAAGCATTTGAGGATGCGTTTAAGGCGTTCGAGAAACAAGCGGGTCAAAGGCTCGATGTAAATATGTTGTTACAGGAGAGTGACGCAGATGTCGTTTCGAACTACCTAAGAGGCACGCAATTGTCCGAAATAGAGACTACTAGGTTCTTAGAGTTCATCAGGGAGCGTAGAACGTTTACACAGGACTTGGCCGAGCTTGAGAAAGACTTAGCTACAGAGAAGGAGGAAGATGAGTTGGCTAGAATGGAGCGTAGAAAGGAACGTGAGGCACGTGATTATGAGGCTAGGGTAGAATTAGCCATCCTTAGACAAGACGATGAGATAAAGCAGGAAATAGCCAGAAGGAATTTATTACTTGCAGAGGTCGATTTAACCGAGTCAGAAAGACGGTTAATTATCGAGCAAAGTGAGACGAATATCACTGAGATAAAGAAAGCTGAAGAGGAGAAAAGGGTTAATCTTCAGCGAGAAGCCTTGCGGGTGGAGAATCAGAACCTACAACAGGTCGGTCAAATACTTAGCGGTTTCGGTGAAGCTGGCTTAGTCGCTCAGAAGGCTATCGCTTTTAGACAGGCCACGATAAACACTTACCAAGGTGCTACTTTGGCATTAGCGAACATACCACCACCGTTCGGTTTTGCTGTTGCGGCCGCAGTTGTAGCGGCGGGACTATCAAACGTTGCACAAATAGCCAGCTCTGACACCGGAATACCGCCTGTAAACGTGCCTAACTTCCAGCCAGCACCAGCAGAGTTCAATAAAGGGGTTATTAATCTAGGTGGAGCAGATGGGATAGATAATATACCCGCTATGCTTACGCGTGGAGAAAGTGTAATGACTCAATCAGAGACAAGGGATTTCTACCCAACCCTAATGGCGATTAGAAAGAGTGCTGTTGATCCTGATTTACTCAACGCTATTGCTGTTGGTAATACTCCAGAAGTCATAGACGCTTCAAAGGTTATCGAGGTGCCAACACAACATTTTTCAATGGATGAAAACGGGTTCTCCCAGAAAGTTTACCATAATGGTAACCGAATTAGTCGTAAGCAAAACCGATTTAGCTGGAAATAATGGTTCAATATAGATTCACATTAACTTACAACGCTGTAGACACCATTTTAACGCCTGAAGAAGAGCCTAAAAACTTCTCCAGTATACAAAGTGTCATTAAAAGAGATTTTGCCACACACGGCACTTTCTATCAGTTTACGGATGGAGCATTACGTTTAGAGTTCCCCGGAACTGGTAAGACGGTTCTAAAGGATGCGTTCGATGCTGATGGCGTGGACGCTGTGGTTACGCTATTGGTTGAAAGAAGAGCTAGTGAATACGATTCTTACGTATCTGTATTCGAGGGTCAAGCTAATTTCATTGATTATGAGATAAATCAAGACTACTTCGTTATAGATTTTGAGGAGATTAGCCTTCAAACCAAGATAATGGCTAGAAAGGAAGTGGAATACTCAACGGAAAAGACCACTGACTTGGAAGGTAACGCTATTGCTCCTGATTATTCAAGCTTCAATTACAATTCACTGTCGTTCTATGAGCGATCAAGCTTACAGGCATTCTTTCCGGCTGGAGGTATTCAACTTATAACTATTCAGGAAGGCGCTCCAGTAACATTCCTAAATGACGGTGAAACAAATGGGTTTGAATCGGTATTAGATGAAATTACTTTTATTGATGGTGATAAGGCTAACATAGAAGCATCTTATTCCTCTTCTTATTCAGTAGATATTGAGACGTTTAATGACGGCACCACTTCAGTGGATGGTTGGAGTACAGGCGCAGGATTTGAGTTCAAGGCAGATAAGGGCGTTAGAGAGTATTCGGTGGATGTTGATTTCACTATTGAGGGTGCTTTACGAGTGGGTGCGGCTTCAGGGTCTATATTCTTCACGACATTCGTTTATGACGTGATCAGGGGTAATGAGGTATTGGTAGAGGTGGATATCCAGACGGTTGGTTTAACAGGATCGGGCCAAGATTTCTCGTTTACTAAAAGCTTAGATATAAGCAAGACCACTAAAAGAATATACTTAGGTATTGGAACGACTGTTTCAACCGGATCAGATGATGTTGCTGTGAATATCCTTGATGGTATCACAATAGAGACATCATGGAGAAGCCAATATCAAGATACCCTAGTCAATGGTAACCTTATCCATGAGGCTTTAGATCATAACTTACAATACATCACCGGAGAAGCTAATTTACTTCATTCTGATTTCTTTGGTAGAACCGGATTAGGGTATGATGTTGATGGATGTGGTGGGTTCTTCATGGAGACTAACGGTAATAACATTCGAGCTAACAGGAAAGGAATTATCGGGAGCTTAAAGAAGCGATTAGATTCACTTAACGCCATATTTAATATCGGTCACGGGATACAATTCGACGATTACGACAAGTCAGCTTATCGATACAGGGTTGAGCAGGCTGAATACTTCTACCAAGACGCTGAATTAGCCTCATTTGATAACATAGAAAAGCAGTCTTATAGTGAAAGTTACTTTAAAGACATGGCTTTTAACCAAGTATTGGTCGGATTCAGTGAGTTTGCTAAAGAGGACGAATTACCGGGTAGTAAATTGGACTTCTTAACGGAGGGTAGCTGGTCTTTACCTATCGACGCATTGGTTCAGGGTGATGATGGTAATAGTTCATCGAGTATTTACCGTATAGTTTCCGATTATATCGCATCGCCATACCTATGGGAGCGCACAAGAAGGGTACAGTTCTCCGAAGAGCCTACGAAAACAACCAAATATGACGATGATTTATTTATCGTCCAGTTAGAGGACGCTTACCCCAACTTTAAACAGTTGGATGACGATAGTATAATTGTAAGTAATTCGGGCAATTTCGGAGATCAGCCTAATTATGTCAGAGAAAGCTATTTTAATTTCTTAATTAGACCTATTTACAACCTAATAAATCACGGATTCTTGATAGCTCCTGCATTGTTTGGTAAGCTAGGCAGTTCACTTGTGAGGAATAGTAATTACAAAGTGAATGACTCATTTACTTACAGAAGAAATTTTCTTTCGTGCTTAGGTAGATCAGGTGATTTTGATGTTGATGGGGATATCCAGAAGTTTGAATTGGAAAACGGACTGCAATTATTTGATCCTGTTTTGATTAAATTTAAGGCATCAATGGATCGAGAGCAAGCTCAGGAGATCAAACTAGGACATCAGAACGGGTTAAGCGAAAAGAATTACGGATACATCAGCGTTACCGATCCAGATGGCAATACAAAGCAAGGATGGGTAATGGAATTGAAGTATAACCCGGTTGATCAGATAGGGGACTTTCAACTTTTGAAAAAGGCATAATATGGCAATTACCAGCACACTAGCAAATAGAAATAACTTTATCAGATGGAATAAAGTGAGCGGCCTTTATAGTGAGTCTCTCTTACCATCAATTAAAGTACCACCCCCTGTAGCTTCTAATGCATTCGATATATCTCAGCTATCTATAGAATCGAGTTTCTCATTTGGTGAGACAACTAAGAACGGGTTATTTATCAAACCTGATGGCACTAAGCTTTACGCCTTAATGGTTACGGGCGATTTGGTTAAGGAATACGACTTTGGAACACCCTTTGATGCTTCAACGCTCTCCTTTAATCAATCTTACGACCCAACAAGTGAGGATACTGACTTTTATGGTATTTCATTTAGTTCAGATGGCACTAGAATGTATTTGGGGGGTAATGACAATAACGAGATATTTCAGTATTCATTAAGTACCGCATGGGATATAAGTACTGCCTCTTATAGTTCTTTTTCATACTTTATGGGAGCTGAACAATTGTCCGTAAGAGATATTTACATATCTGATGACGGGTCAAAGGCCTTTGTTTGTGGAGCTTCACCATCGGACACTATTTCAGAGTATGATTTCGGCACTAATTTCAATATTAGCACACTATCACACGTTCAAGATGCTTCTATTAATGGAAATGAACAAATAAGATTTGATTCAACAGGCACTAAACTGATCACCAGTAATAGTTTTCCATCAGGATTTAGCTACTATGATGTTTTAGTGCCGTTTGATGTGTCTTCTTTATCGTTAAACCAAACAAACTCATCCTTTAATAGTCAAGGGGTGTATTTCTTAGACGATGGGTTCACCTTTTTCACTAATCAAGGGTCTATTATTAGGAAAAGGGTTATACCAAACGACTCTATTCGACCTAAATACGGTAATGAATCACAATACGATGATATAGATTCTGTCGTGGTAAACTTCTTTAAGAATGATGAGATTTCCTTTTACGCCAATCTCGACTCGTTAGAAGACAATGCCAACTTCTCTAGCTGGAGACTTGATTTAGTAGACGCTGAAACATTCAGTACGCTATACTACGGAATAGGCACGCTAACCAAGGATATAATTAGCGGATCAGACTATAGATTTTATTTAGACTCTCTATCGATCCCTACAACTTGGGAAAGTGGTTGCTATCGCATGGTGATTGTTGATGAGTCCAACCAATCTGTACTGTACATAAGTAACCCGTTTAAATACAGCAGTCAATTAGCTCCATACACTGAAGCTATTAGGTTTAGAAATAACGTGAATATCCTTAATTTTAACTACGAAACTTTAACATCATTTAAAAATGAGTTTCGAATCAGAGTAGTAAAGAGACAGGGGTCCCCAGTGGCCAATAGGATTGGATATGACTTAATAAATGGTAACTTCAATCCGGTAAGGACTACAACGGGAATAAAGCTTAAATTTGTAACTGATTTTTACTCATTATTAGATCATGAAGCTTGGAATAGTGCGATAATTCAGGACTTGGAGATTTATAATGATGAAACAGGGACTTGGGAAAGCTTTACATTACCAGATGGAGGGGTTATTGAGATTGAATATGAAAAGAACTACCCATTAGGAACGGGTCAAGTGACCTTAGAGCAGGATAACACGTATAACAGTAATAAAAATGTCTGATTCAAAGAGCTTCGAGCAGAAATTAGCACAACTTGTCGGTGATGAGAAGCACAGACATGCCAATTATAGAACGGTTGCAGATCACGCACACGATTTATCTGTGCATTTCTACGGTAAAAAGCCTGTAAAGCTTCTGGAAGAGCACAGACCTAATGAACAGGAGGAAATAAAGGACTACAGACTGAAGATTTGGAAGCCAATAACTAAGTCTTTAGCAGATAAGGTGATTAATACAGTCAATAAAATCCTTAATCCACGCTATTTCTCCGTTAAGTTCCCTGAAAAATTCCCTTCTCAACTTGTGGATGAGCAATATCAGCTTCCTACATACCTAGCTAATTACCCAGTGTACGGGACTATATGGAATTGGCTTAAAGAAACCTTCCTCAGAAAGGATTTTGCAGACCCTAACGCGCTTGTTTGTATACTTCCTAAATACATCGATGTAGAGGAGACTGAGCAATTCAAACCTATAGCTAAAATTTATAGCTCTGAGAATGTTATAGATTTTTCTTATGGGGAATACTACATTATTCAACTACCTGAAGATGACAAAAAAGGTGAGATTATCTACCTAGACGGTAATTTCTACAATAAATACTACTACTCTGGAACCGAGGTTAAGCTAGTCATGTCTTATGAGCATGGATTCGGTGAGCCTCCTGCATTTTTCTGCGGTGGCCAAGTAGCAAACAATAGAAAAGGATATTTCTACGAATCATTTGTGGCTGGTGTTCAAGCTCACTGGGATAAGGTTGTCGAGATGACTTCAGATAAAGACGGATCAATCGTTAATCACCTTTATCCAGAGCGTTACGAGTGGCAAACAGAGTGTGACCACTGCGATGGTAGCGGACACACCGAAGTAACGCACGACGAGGTAGGTGTTCCATTGCCTGAAGGTAAAGCGCATAGGGTTAAATGTCATCATTGTGAAGGAACGGGAAAGGTAACAGCTAGAGGTCCTTACGGAGCGTACGTAATAAGCGCTAACGCACTAAATCCAGACTCACCAATTCCAACCCCTCCAGTTGAGTACATAACAAAAGACTTAGAGCCGGTAACCAAGTTATCTGAAGAAATCACAGCCGAAAAAGAAGCGGGATTCTCAGCCATTAACATGGAAATACTAAACCGTGTTGGCGAGAATCAATCAGGCGTAGCAAAGGTTATTGACAGACAAGACCTAGACGCATTCTTACTGAGAATAAGCGGTCATATATTTGATTACGTTCTTCCTGAGCTGATGAAATTTACTTCTTACTGGCTGTATTCTTCGGTAATGGATACCGATAAGATTGATGCCTACTTGGGAGAGATTAAAGTTTCAAAACCTGTTGAGTTCAATGTACTTTCAATCGATAATCTAGTGGAGGAGTACAATAGAGCTAAGGAGGTAGGGGCTAACGCTAATTACTTGAAGAATATTGAGTCTGAAATTATCAATATTAAGTACGCTAGAAACGAGGAAGAGCGTAAAAAGAATATGCTTATTGTTCAACTCCAGCCATTCCCGGATAAAACTGTAGATGATCTAATGACAGCTAAGTCTATCGGCGCTGTAAGGGAAAAAGATGTGATTTTAAATCAGAATATTGATATGATAGTTGATAAGGCTATTGTTGAGGATGATAAATTCCTAGAGAAAACACAAGACGAGCAGTTGGATAAATTGTACGAAATAATCGAAAGGGATTACCTAGAAACAGATATATCATTAATACCTACGGATGGTGATATGCCTTTAATACCGGGAGATACACTGGATGGTTCGGAAATACCTCAAGATGTTGACGCTGAAGCTGAGGCAAAAGCCAGATTGAAGGGTTCTGTCGGAGGAGTTCAGGGTATACTAGAGATACAAAAGTCTGTTCAGGAAGGTATAGCATCTAAAAACTCCGCGATAGCTGTACTAGAGGAGATATACGGATTTGATAAGACTGTAGCTAATAAGCTCCTTGGCTAAGGAAACGGACCATATAAACAAGAACGTCGAAATTGTAGAGGGATCGGTAAACACGTTCTCTCAAGGCGTTGAGTCCACTCAGGTGGCTATATTACGCCGCGTCAACTCATCATTACGAAAACTAGAGGTTAGAAACGGTAAGGTTTTACCATCAAGGGAGAACCTAAAAATACTTAGAGGGTTAAATGAAGACTTAGCTAAGATCATCGTTAATCCGGCGTACAAAAAGAAGGTAAAAAGATACCTCAGAGCGTTTGATAAGCTCAAGAGACACAATAATTCATACTTTAATTCAACCCTTTCTAATTTCAACGCTAATAAACAGGTCTTTACAACCATATTTAACGCTAGTCTTGAGGCTACCCAGAACTCATTGTTACAAGCTGGTATAAATCAATCCGTTATTACTCCCGTCTCCGACATAATCAGACAAGGCATAACATCTGGAATGTTTATTAACGACATGGAGGACGCTTTAAGAGTGGAAATAGTAGGCGATCCAACTGGAACCATAACCGGGAACCCTAGACAAGGACGGTTATTGCGCTACACAGGCCAAATAACACGGGATAGCCTCAATCAATTCAGTAGAAACTATGTGACATCGGTTAGTGAAGAGTATCGAATGGAGTGGTTTTTCTATGATGGCTCAATCATCCAAGACACCAGGGACTATTGTAAGCGAAGGGCTGGTAAATACTTCCATAGAAAAGAGGTTGAAAGAAGTGCAACAGATGAATGGGCTGGTAAAATACCCGGAACAAATAGGAGTACGATATTCACTTACTGCGGTGGATTTAATTGTCGCCATGAATACTTACCTGTTCTCATAGATGTGGTCCCCCAGTCAGTGGTTAGGCGAAACCTAAAAAACGGTAATTACGAGGTATAAGTATTTTTTATTAAATTTGGATATTAATTAAATTTACTTATGGCTACAGAGCAAACACTGGCCGAACTCCGAGCAAGGTACAAGGAGTTATACGGCGAAAACGCTAGCGGAAGAGCTAGGGAACAATTTCTAATCGAAAAGATCAAGGAAAAGGAAGCAGAAATCGATACCACTGAAGAAGATGAGCTATCAGAAGAAGAATCAGAGCAAGAAGTCGGGGAGCAAGAAGCAACACCCGAAGAGCAATCGAAAGAAGTAACACCTGTAAACGTGGTTAAAAGCCCTAAAGAAGAAGGGTTCACGCATGGCGGTAAATTCTATCCTTTCATGGAAGGGAATCGTTACAATGTAATTTTTAAGGGACGAGTAAGAGACTTTTCAGCCAGTAGCATTGCTATTATTCAGAAGGATAAAGCCCTTTTTTCTGAATTTGAACTACCAAAAGGAAGTCCGGTTACTATTCAAGAAAAAAAAAGACGTGCATAAGGTGCGGTAATTGACATGGCTGGAATAAAAGAAGTACTAGAAATCGTTTCCAAAAAGTTTGGAGATGATACTTTATCTGAAGCTCTTAAAGCTGATGATTTGTCTAAGGTTGAGTTTTCTGATGATGTGATTTCACAGATCACAGAGAAAGCAAGCAACCTACTTACGCCTGATGCGGCGTTGAATAACCCTTCACTTATCGAGAAATATAAGGATAGTGTACACCCTACAATTAAGAAGTCTATCTACGAAAGAGTAGAAACAGACCTTAAAGAGTTGGGGGGTAAACTAGGTGTTTCATTTGAAGATGGTGAGCAGGCTAATGACATGCTTAAAAAACTAAAGGATTTTAATCTACCCGCGCCGGAAAAGGGTGATACCAAGAAGTATACTGATGAGATTGACAGGCTTAACTCTGAATTAGCTAAGACAAAGGAGTCTAGCAAGGGAGAGATTGATAAGTTAAAGAAAACTTATGAGCAGAAAGAGCTTAGTAATGTTATCGATAGAAGCTTATCCAAATTCAAGCTTGCAGAGGCTTACGATAAGGACTTGGTTAAAAAGGGAATCTTTGAGAATGTTAAAGGGGAACTATTTAGCAAGGCTGTTGTAAAGGTAGGCGAGAACGGAGGAATAGAACTCTTCCAGAAGGATATGCCTGACAAGATGATCTACACTGAGGCTAACAAACCACTCACTTTTGACGAATTTGTAGAGCCTTTAATGAAAGATTACGTGAAGAAGAATGAGGAGAAGAAAAAAACTGTTAAATTTGAGGGAGCACCTAAATTAGACGAAACAAAGTTTCCACCTAATTCAATGGCTGCTCACTTAGCGAAGGCCCGTTCAGAGGCTTTCAACACTGGCTCGTAAGGGCAAACCATTCTGACAGCTTATTTGCTGTAAAATTTATTTCATAACACATTTAAAATTTTACAATTATGGCATTTTTCACCGATTGGACGGAAAAGCTACAAGCAGTTAGAACGGCTTTGGCTGATAACGTCCAGATCAACGATCCAGAAAACTATTCGAAGCTTACCGGCTTCATGAATTACCTGTTCAGTCCGATCAACCCTAAAACGATCAAGACTGTTATGCAGGATAGCGCTGACAAAAGCACTTATCGTCCGGTACAAGTTAAGTACCAACCACATTGGGGTGACGAGGATGTAGTAACTTCTGACTCTTCTGATTCTTGTGATCCAGTAGATCAACGAAGAAGTTCAATTCAGACTTTAGAGCCTAATTTGTTCATTTCATCTAAGTTCTCATTGGATGAGGATTACTTACGACAAAACACCGAAGATTGGAGTTCACCTGATAACGAGGTTATGAAGGGATTCCAGAAGGCAATGCGAGTAGGTAGAGAGAAGATGAATGCTCAGTTGGTTTCTAAGGCTAACACTTTAATTGGTGCGAACCCTGCGGCTTCTGTAAGAACTGGTTCACCTGTTCAAGCTGGAGATTTTGCGGCTGTTGAAATGATCAATGCGGACGGTTCTCTTTCTGTGAGCAACTTCGACGTTATTGTTAACGATCTTGAAGATAACTTCATGCAGGGTACTCCAGCGATTATCGGAATGGGTAACGCTAGAAAGGTATTCAACCGACTTGCTGTTGGTAACTTGAATACTTCGGCAGGAGTTGATTTCGCTGAGATCGAAGAGCAGTTTAACTCTATCCTCTTTAAGGATCAGACGGCTGTTACTGAGCTTGGTGGCGCTAACAGAGTATTGGTTGCTTATCCGGGACTACAGCAGTTCTTCAATTACAACTTGAACAAAGGATTCTTTGCTCAGCAAGTGACAGATTTGAGAATCAAAGGCACAATGCCTGATCCAATCTATCCTTTCGAGTGGGATTACATCATGGAGTACGATAGCAACTGTGAGTCTGGAAACGGACATCAGGGAACTTGGACTTTCCGAGTGTTCTGCTACTTCGATTTGTTCACTCCTAACGAGGATGCATTCGGAGATGTTTACGGTGATCTTAACGGATTTACTGGACTATTGGGTTACGATATTACACAAGGCTCTTAAATTGAAATACAATGAGTGATTGCAAACAACAAATACCACCTTTTATTGATCTCGCTTGCGAATATGAAAGCGGCAGAGTTAATGCTTTCGCTCTGGTTACTGAAGAGAAGGCGGTTTTAGCAGACGCTAATCCGACTTTATGGTCAACGCCTTCTTTTTACACTGATGAGGATTATTCAGGAGATGTCTTAATCCATCAAAAGGTCAGTGGGTCTTACGCGGGCGCTGATACTGAAATTGCGGGTAAAGGAAACCAACAAAGCAGGATTGGCGGTAAAAATCACACCGTAACCCTAAGAGTTGAGAGTGTTAAAGGAAATAGCTCCTACTGGGATAAGCTTAATATTTCCACGAATTACAGAGCGGTCATCGTAACGGATGATTACGGGCTATTGGTAGTTTCTACTACTAACTGTTCGGTAAGTGCTAATCTTGTAATCGAGGATAATATCGAGTCTATCGTAGAATGGGAAGTAGTAATCAAATGGTCTGACATCAAAGTCCCTGAGACTTACGATGTGCCTACAGGTATATTTGAAGATTAATAAGAACTTTCTTTTAGGTTAGGTTCATAAGCAAAGGCCCCGTTTTTTAGCGGGGTTTTTTTATTTTTACAGGTATGAAACTTACAATAGCGATCTTATCCATCCCGGAAAGGTTGCACATGCTACAGAAGCTACTAAACGAACTGGTCCACCAATCATTTAATAAGCCCGTTGAAATCCTATACATAGGTGATAACATGAGCATGACGGTCGGTGATAAAAGAAACATAGCCCTAGACTCATTTAAAGGTGAGTACATTGCGTTTGTTGATGACGATGATATGATAAGCGAGGATTACATAGATAGTCTCTTAGAGGCCATTGAAACAAGTCCTGACGTTATCACTTTCAGAGTTGATCAGTTGTACAACGGAAAGAAGGATAGAAAGCAAGTGTTTGAGCGTGTACACCGAAGGATTTTAGACCCTACTTTAAGAAGAAAATACGGATCGCCTGTTTTAACAATGCCACCTAATCATCTTTGTTGCTGGAGAAGGAACGTTATAGACCAGAGATTTCCATCTAAGAACAAAGGAGAAGACCACGCGTGGGCTGAACGCATGTATAATAACGACCTTAAAATACACGAGATAGATAAGGAGCTTTATGTCTATCAGTATGACAGTAAGATAAGCCGCACCCAAACAAGATGAGACTTTTAACTAGTTACTTTCACGATAAAGAGCGAAAGAAGGAATTTGATTTCTGCTTAGAGCGCAATATGGAGAATGATTACATAGATGAGATACTGCTTTTCTATGAGTCAGGTGATTTACCAAAGCTTAACGACAAGGTTAAGATACTCCACTACGATAGACCCACATATAGGGATTTCTTTGAGCAGTTCAAAGAGGGCGAGGTTAATGTAGTTGCAAATACGGACATCTTTTTCGATGAATCCGCAATACTTATGAATCGCGTTAAAGATCATCAGTGCTATTGCATAACCAGACACGAGTACGACCCAGAACAGTTATTACCATTCAGTAGTAAACCTCAATGGTCACAAGATGTTTGGGTGATGAGGAAGAAACCATCTAAATTAGAGGTGTATGAATACGTTGTAGCTATCAATAACCTCAATAAGAAGTATGAAACAATCCCCTTTTATCTTGGCGTTGCTGGTTGTGACAACCACGTAGCGTACTTATTATCAAAGAACTTTATGCTCATCAATCCTTATTTTGACATCAACTGTATTCACGTTCACGAGAATGAAGAGCGTGATTACAATATGAAATACAGAATAACCGGGCAGATGGGCAGTAGATATGGAATATTAAAACACGTAAAACCATCACGTATATGAAAGCTTTTATTACAGGTATAAACGGACAGGACGGAAGTTACCTAGCTGAGTTATTATTATCTAAGGGGTATGAGGTCCACGGACTAATTAGGAGAACTTCAGAGCCGCTAATGGGTAAAATCAAGCATTTGGAGAAGTCTGTAACACTCCATCACGGAGATATGACCGATAGTAGTTCACTACATTCGATTATAGATAAGGTGAGGCCTGATGAAATCTACAATCTAGCCGCCATGTCTCACGTTGGCTGGAGTTTTAAAAACCCTGAGTACACAATGGACGTAAACACACTGGGTTTAGTGCGGATTATAGAGGCTGTTAGAACCACTGGTATTGATTCTAAGATTTATCAGGCGTGTTCTAGTGAGATGTTTGGGAAGGTTCAGGAGATTCCGCAGAAGGAAACAACACCGTTCTATCCTAGATCACCTTATGGAGCCTCAAAAGAGGCGGCTTTTCAGACAGCTAGGATTTACAGGGAGTCTTATGACATGAAAATCTACTGCGGATTCCTGTTTAACCATGAGTCTGAGCGAAGAGGTGAGGAGTTTTTGAGCCGGAAGGTATGTAAGGCTGTTGGTGAAATACACAGGGGTGAGCGAAACTTATTGGAGATTGGTAACATGGAGGCAAAGAGAGACTGGGGGTACGCTAAGGAGTACGTGGAATGGATTTACGAGATTATGCAACATGAGACACCGGATGATTTCGTGATATGTACAGGAGAACATCATTCGGTTAGAGAATGGATTGAATTAGCCTTTAAGGAAATAGGCGATGAGATAAGATGGGAAGGTTCTGAAGTTGATGAGAGAGGTTATAATCAGAACGGTATTGAGAGAGTAAGAATAAACCCTAAATTCTATCGTCCAGCAGAAGTTGACACATTACTTGGTGATAGCTCTAAGTCTAGGGAGATTCTAGGTTTCGAGCCAAAGGTTAAGTTTAAAGAGTTGGTTTCTATAATGACCAAAGCAGAGCTATGACACACGAGGATAACAGGAGGGTATTAGTAGATGTGGAAAACCCTGAAGGTGGACGCATTAAAATAGTGATTGCTAAAAAGGATTGTATTTTAGGCAAGCATTACCATAAGATTAAGACGGAAATATTCACCCTTTCACACGGCGAGGCTGATGTTAGATATAGAGACATCAATAAAAAGAGATTTAAAACTGCAAAGTTGTTACCCGGTAATACCATTGTAATTACACCAGACACTTTGCATGAATTTTTCATTAGAAAAGGATCGGTCTTACTCTGTCATGTAGATAGAGATTACGACCCTTCGGACGACTATCATGAATAATACAATTGAACTATTACCTAATGGGGATTTTAAAGTGATCCCAAGCAAATTGAAAGTTTTACACGTTGGCTTAATGGTCAATAAGAAGCTTAATGTAGGATTATCGAAAGCCTTTCGAGAGTCATGCGACTACAGAGAGGTTGAACTTAACCACCAAGCGATACAGGAGTTAACCAGAATTGATTTCAACCCTGATATTGTATTTGTACAAGTGCAAAACGAGAAGATAGGGAGCTTGAAAACAAGCCTTCTTAACGAACCTCTTCAGCTATTAAGAGATAAGGGCGCATTTGTTATTAATTGGACCGGAGACATCCGTAATGATGTGCCTAAATGGATGTATGAATTCAATGCTGATTTAACGTGCTTCAGTAACATGCGAGACGTTAATAATTTCAGGGGTAAATCAGACTTCCTTCAAATAGGTATTGATCCTGTAAATTTCAATCCTAATCACAAGCTTGAAGATTTACCAGCCAGAAACATGATGCCCAAAGGACTGCCGAAAGTAGTGTTTATGGGTAACAATGCTGGACATTTCCCTCTAAGTAGGTATAGAATGGACATGGTGAAGAGACTTCAAAGAGAGTTTGGAGATGATTTTTGGGTGTTTGGCAACGGATATCCGGGGTCAAAAGGAAGTTTAAACGCCAGCCCGGCCGACCCTTACCACATGCAAAGCTTAGAAAGCTATATTTACAGGACGTCAAAGGTGGTCATAAGCATATCACACTACAATGAGGATAGATATTTCTCTGATAGGCTACTTAGAGCTATGGGTTCAGGTGCTTTTGTTCTAAGTCACAACTATAAAGGCATAGAAAAGGATTGGGATGTAGGGAAAGACTTGGACGTTTTCGATAATCTGGACGAATTGGTCGATAAAATCGAGGAACACACGGAGATTAAAGCGATTAATGCGTACATGCTTGGAAGGGAAGCGGCCAACAAGGTCCATAACAACCACACATATTACCACATGGTACAGGATATTATTAATTTATACAATAAACACAAATGAAGACTTTAGCATACATGCCATTGCACTACGGTGCGGACTACTTACTGGAGGCTTGTCGATCTGTATTGCCCGCAGTGGATGAATTTTTAATTCTTTACACGCCTCATCCTAGTTACGGACATAAAGGACGCATACCACTGCCTAAGTCCGAATCAAGGGACCAGCTATTCAAGCTTTATGAGTCGTTAAATGACTACCCTGAAGCAGGAGCGAAGTTGTCTTGGATTGATGTAAACTCAAACAGGGAGAATGAGCACCGCGAAACTGGACACAGATACGCTAGAGAACATAAATTCGATATGTCTATAGCTGTTGATTCAGACGAAGTGTGGGATACTGAGAGTGTTTTTAAGTCCCTAGACGAAGCGCAAGGGCATCACGCCTTCATGACTACTTGGAAAGGCTGGAAGCACTTTTACAGGTCGTTTAATGAGTATTGCACCGATGGATTCCAGCCTGTTAGGATATTCAATTACAATAATAAGCTGGGGTCTACGGGATGTGTGGATAGTTCAGTGATATACCACATGGGATATGCTATCAGAGAGGAGTTAATGGCGTACAAGCTATCGTGCCATGGGCATAAGAACGAAATGAATCCGGGCTTTTATAATGAGTGGGCAAACTACAACAGAAAAGATTGGCAAGCATTCTTGGATTATGACTTCACTCAAGATAAAGACTGGACACTTCACCCGGTGAGTAAGCAAGTATGGATAGAGACTAAACTACAGGATGTTAATGAGCTTCCTGACTTACTTAAAAATCACAAATTCTTTGGATTGGAAAAGATATGAGTAACGCCGCGGTAATAGTAGACAGCAGGAAGATCGATATTTCGATTATCAAGGCTCACATGGATCACTTGCCGGGCTATGATCTACATATCTGGTCTACTCATTTACCCGAAAATACTGCGCATTACTTCCATACCTATGTTGGTGGTGGTGGATCGGACTATAATTCATTTCTAACAAGGCCGTCTTTCTGGAAAGAGCTATGCGATTACGACAATGTGGTTGTTTTTCAGCAAGACAGTATGATATTAAGGGATGGAATAGAAGATTTTGAGGGGTTTGACTATGTTGGTGCGCCGTGGAAGTTTGGCGTTCCGTGGGGTAGGCCGGATAGGGCTGGAGGTAATGGTGGGTTAAGCCTAAGAAATCCAAAAGCCCATTACGATCTAACAATAAAGAAACCTTACAGTGGAAAATATGGAAATGAAGACGTTTATTTTAGCCACTATTTACCAAATGTTGCGCCTTTTGAAGTGTGTAGCCTATTTTCTTGCGAGACTGTATTTAAATTGGGTACGCTTGGTTATCACGCAATAGAGAAACACCTACCAGTCAATGAAGTTAATCGAATAAAATCCCAATATTATTGATTAATTTTACCATATAATATTTTTTGTTAAATGGCAAATTTAGGTAGATGGACTGGCGGGGTTGTTTCTATACTCCCTAATACAACATGGGCGGCCCCTAACGGAATGTTTCCCACTGAGGATAGAAACGATTCATCTATCTACTCATTTACATCTTCTACATCGACGCTGACATTACCCAGTAGTAGTTTAGCTGATGGTTACCTACTTGTTGGTTCTTATGAACTGCATGATACTTCTAACGGAAGATGCAACCCACAGGCTAGGTTTATTCAGTCTGGCGGCACGGGAAATTTTGCTTCTAACTCTAGTTCAGGATACAACAGAGATAATTCAGAAGATCGCTCTTATGTAAAGTGTTGGGCTATTGTAGATAGTCCTTCAGCTTCCAGCACCTACCAGTTTCAATGGAGAAGAGATTCCGATGTGCCAACAGGTGGTACAGAAAGAGCTAATCTTGAGGTAGTACCACTTTATTATTCAGATATAGGTATATACACTTCTACTTCTACATCATGTGCGGGAGGGATAACACCTACGTTGGTGACTGGCTTTTCAGGTACAGATGGAACTAATATCACAATTTCATCTAACCAAGTAACCGTAACGGGTGACAATAAAAGATATTTATGTCTGGGAGGTTATTACTGGCAGGGGATTGGTAATGCCCGAACCCAAAGATGGGGAGGGTTTGAGATAGATGGTAGCTTTGATGATGCCGCTAAAGGATATGCTTATGCTAGAAATGGCGCTAACGCAGATATAGGTGAGATTTATACACGTTTAATAGAAACAGACACAGCAAGCCGTACTATTGAAACAAATATCTACAGGGGTGATGGTGTAGCTAATTTACAAGGAGGAGCAAATTCTACTGGTAACACCACTGGCTCAAATGCAAACCATGTAATGGTGGTTATTGAACTGAATGACTCTGCGGAGGTCTTTAGTTCAGTGACAAGCGCAAACACAAGTGCTCTCAACGCCTCACCAACTGATTTAAATATTACCACTACTTCTGGATTGGAGTTCAATGACTCAGCTTCATTTACTCGTGCATCAGATACAGGAATGAATGCGGAGGTAACTGGTGACTACTTATTTGGATCGAATATTTCAGCAGCATCTAACAACGTAAGCACGGGAGCAAGGTGGACAGCCTTTGCTGAGTTCACTGTTAATGGAATCCCTGATAGTAACTCATTCGCTGGAGATTATCTAAGAAATAATCAAGGCTCACAAGACACCTTTGGATGGTCAGCTAACCTATTAGGTTTTGAATCATTAACCAGTGGTGATGATATTGGAGTTAGGGTTACAGAACTAGCTGGCACAGAGAATGGTGGCAATGCAGTAAGCCCATCAGGATGGTCCTCACTATGGGGTATAAACCTCGACACGCTTCAACCTTCCTTACCGTCCTTTAACAGTTTTTATGCAAAAAATAGTAATTTCATAGTATGAAAAAGAATGTTTCAGGTCAAACAATAGGAGCACAATTAATAGCTTTATCAGACGGTAGTAATGTCGTATCTGGAACTACGAACGTATTCGTGACAGGTGATGGGGGTACTCAATCCGCAGGTTCGGCTACTGTTACTCATGAAGGGAATGGCTATTGGTCCTATACTCCTACACAATCCGAAACAAACTTCGATCACGTAGCATTTACATTTGTAAATTCTCTCGCGGTTAGTGCTACAATTCAAACCTACACAACATTCCCACAAACTGCGGATATTAATATAGATTCAAGACTTAATAATTTAGATGCTTCTGTTTCATCAAGATCAACATTTAATCCGACCTCAGACACGGTTGCTAACGTAACAAATTGTGCTAATAATTCCGATATGAGAGGCACGGATAGCGTACCTACTAACCCTTTGTTAACAAACGATTCAAGATTAAATAACCTTGATGCTACTATATCATCCCGATCAACATTTGATAGCTCTACTGATCAGGTTGTTGCCAGCAATATGAGAGGAACAGACGGGGCTAATACTGTAACACCACCTACTGAAGCTGAAATCTATACGTATTTTACATCTAGTAACAGGCAAGACACTTTTAAGGCTGATATTACATCGATTTTAACATCTTTAACCAATATTTACACCGATACGCAAAGAGTTGACGGATTGATTGAGGATGTAAGCGGTAATCGATTTACAACTAAAGCACTCGAACAAGCCCCAAGCGGTGGCGGCGGTGATGTAAACGTGACCCAAGTAGGAGGAGTGGCTGTGACTAGTCCAGATGATTTGAAAGCAGACGTTTCAGCCATACCAACCAATCCATTATTAACCAATGATTCAAGGTTAGACAATTTAGACGCAAGCATTTCTTCTATTGCGTCTCAAATATCAGGACTAAACGATCCAAGTACCACCGAAATAAGAGACGCTCTTTTAGCTGTATCGGATTCATTTAAGGCAAATGTATCAAGCCTTGCTACCAGTGCTGAAATCGCCGCATTAAACGATCCATCAACCTCAGATATTGTCACGGCCTTACAAGCAGTTGCAGACGATTTTAAAGCAGATGTATCAGCGTTAGCAACGAGTGCTGAAATAACCGCACTCAATGACCCGACTGTAAACGACATAGTAACAGGACTTCAAGCGGTCGCGGATGACTTTAAAGCAGACGTTACAAACTTAGACGCTACTATTTCATCTAGGTCTAGTCAAGTATCTCAAGATTTAATTTTGAAATATCACGATAACACAACAAGATTTTTAGGTCAAGACGGAACGACAGAGGTTATACAAGAATTGTCTTATTTTATGCAAGTTTTAGATAATGACGGATCAACACCTTTAAAAACCATTGCATTTAGAGATGTCTCCAATAATCCAGTAACTTTGAGTTTAGCAACTAAATATGTAAGCATATGATTTTAACACCTTCACTTAATAGTTGTCTTTTAGCAGGGGGTGACACTCCGATTGTAATAGGAGTCCAATCAGATGTTGTTGTTGGATTGGTTACTAGTCAGGATATTATTCAAGGAATTGTAGAATGTAGCGATAGTTAATTATGATTACAAGATATTTAGGTCAGCCATTACCAGTTGTAGTAAAATTCCCTTCAAACCCTTTATCTGTTTACGGCGGCGATTACGACGAAATAGAAGAAGTTAGAATGAACCTGAAAAGAAATCTTGAGAGCGATTCAGATGATAGGTATATCCAAAAATCTTCTTTAAATAGCGGTGTTTTAATAGATTCGGTTGATAATAAGTTTACCATGATATTATTAACTACTGATTACACGAACATCACAGCTAATAGAGATTATTACCTAACTTTAAATGTTAAAATTCCTTCTTATTCTGATTTTATTGAATTAGATATAGAAGACAGAAAAATAAGGATTATACCAGACACTAATAGGTCATGATAAGTTGTTTAAATAATTATATAGGATTAATAGGGGTTCAGGATGAGTCATTATCTGGAAGATACGTGAATGATCTATCCGGTATAACAACACAGAGAGTCAAGGAGTCATACGAAGAGGATGACACCTACGAACCGTTATCGGCTTGGTATTCTATTGAGAGAGCAGCTATAAACAAGTTTGAAAAAAGGGTTTTATCATGGGCTAAACGCTTCATGATGAATTATTCAAATTTAGGTACTACCATTTCAGGGCAATATCGAGACAAGACACTGGTTGGCACAACCAATGAATGGAAAGGTGTTTTCTTTAACTATGACTTCAAGATCAACAAAGCCCTTATGATCAAAGCTCAGTGGGCTAACTTGTATTCGGAGGGTGATGTACTAGGCACAACTATAAGAGCTTACAATGCGGCTACTGGAGACCTGATAGAAACCAAAACCGTAGACTTAGTAAGCGGAGACAATCGCATTTATCTAGGTTGGGAGTTCCCAATATGGAGGTATCCAAAAGTATTTATCGTTTACGACGCAAATGCTGTAACAACCATCAAGCAGGATTCATATGATTTCAGCACCCGAACAAACCTTGAATTCAAAAAGATAAGCAAAGCAAGCGCTATACTTAGTGACAATCTAGCTAATAGTGGAAGTGATAACGGATTGCTTTTGACCTATTCAATTAGTTGTTCGTTAGATAATTTCATCTGTAACAGAGTTGAAATATTTGAGGAGCCTTATTTATATTGCCTTGCTTCTGAGATTTTGAGACAATCTATACATAGTGAGTCTATAAATAGGTATACATTACTAGACTATGAAGAAGCTGAGAAGCTCAGAAACGAATATGAAGAGGAATACGAGGAGATGATTGAGGAGATACTTAGAAGCTTAACGATGGAAAGCGATGGTATTTGTTTCAAGTGCAACAGATTAGTTAATCATAGACCGATGTTACCGTAATGAATGATCTTGATAGAGCGATAGACATGCTGGAGAAAATTAAGAGTCCGGAAGTGTTTAATCCGGTCGCTCTTACTATTCATCAGCAGATAAAGAGAAGAATTTACACTGAGGGCAAGAACGCTAAAGGTGCTAAGATTGGTAATTACGCACCAAGCACACTGAAGACGCGTAATAATCCTAAAAATAGGGGTCGTGTTCCTCAAAGCAGAAACATAATCCTTCAATTCAGCGGCCAAATGGTTCGTGATTTCACACCTATTAAGCAGGGTGACTTTATTTTAGGTAGCGGTTTTAAAAACACTGTCAATAATCGCAAAGCACGATGGATTGAAAGACAGCAAACACAGAAAATATTCGAAATGACCACCGCTGAGGAGCGACTTTTCGAGAATCTTTTACAGAAACAGGTGGATAGACTATCATAAATCAATGGCACAACGACTAATTACCGAGGCAATAGATGATATAAATGCACTCATTGAGGCTAGTTACAGCGTTGAGGGTATCACTTACTACAATTTAGCTAAGAGAATCCCTAAAAACGAGGGGATTGCGGTAATTGCTAGAGATGGAAGAAATATCTCCGGTAGTCTTGTTGAGCTAAAAAAGAGCAATAAAGGGGTAATTTATCACCGGATCATTGAGCAGAAGAAAGATAAGACCCCGGGGAAGGGAAGGGATTCAGTTCTGACTATAAGAACAACGCTTAGATTAGTTGCGTGGATAAAGCGACCTCAAGGATCGGTAGCTAGAAAGGATTGGGATGATCAAGAACTAATGAACGAATGCGCTCAAATTGTAAACTCTAATTCATGGGCGGATAAATCCGAGATCGCTAAGGTTACTAGTAATAGCAGTGATTATTTAGGTATTCTTGAGGAGGAAATAGGCATTGTCGATAAGAACAAAAAGCTACCTTATGAGCTAACTTTATTTACTATCGACTACGAGGTTGTTCAGAAGCAAAGATGTTCATACAAGACAGGCCAAACGGTTACAGCCATAACGTCGCTTAGTGTAAGCCCTTCGAATCAGGAGGGAACTTCAGGTTCTATTAGCGATATAACCATAACAACCGATCAACCAGCGAATATTTCCATACCTAATCTACCCTCAAACCTGAATCTGACTCAGCTATCTAACACACAATGGAAGATAACCGGAACTTTTTCAGGTAGTTCGCAACAATTCGGAGTTATTGCGCAGGGCATTGCTGGCGGGTTATTAGAGCAATGTGTTAATTTAACTATTCCTTCTTCCTCAACTCCGGTAACCGGGCTTAGTTATACAAATGACGCTCAAACCATATGGCAAAATACCGGAAGCTCAGGTGTTTTTACTGCTATGGAAGCTCAACCAACTCCTTCTAACGCGACTGGTTCATATTCTAGTATTGATTTGCCTGATGGCCTATCCTTAAACTCTAGTACAGGAGAAATAACCGTTTCTGATTTTAGTTTAGTACCTTCAGGAGCTTCTAATTTTACTGTAACGATTACCGGATCGTCAGGCTTTACAGGTTCTGCTAGTGCTAATTTATCTGTAACTAAAAATACCTTGTGGACACCATCAGAGCCTTTAGAAGTAGGGAATATAGTATATGGATTTAACGCTGATGATGGTATAACTTTAAACTCGATATTCCCCAATCTGGTAGATTCATGGGAAGATGAGTACGGCTCAACTGGAATCGCTAATTTCACAAACTCATCCAGAAAATGTTTATACACAACAAATGGAGGGCAGAATATTTTAAATTCTTTGGGTATAAGACAGGGATATTTAGTTGATATGGGTTCAGACATAGACCTAGATACAGATGATTTTTATTCTTTTTTTGGAGGTAAAATAGACGACACTGTTCAAGGAACGTTAATAGGAACTACAAATAACCAGTTTGAATTTCCTCAATTATTTGGCTCTAGTAACGATCAGATAGGTATATCGGGAGCCGTCCAAAATGACGGCGGGGGAGCTTCCTTCTTTAGTTCTTCTTTTGATGACTTCACATTTGCACCTAAATTCACTAAGAAAATAGTCGTTAATACGCGTGTTAATTCTGGTCAATTTCAGGTAAGATTTAACGATGATTTAGCGGTGGATATAACTCCATCATTAGTGAATACATTTATTCCACAGGAGCATCAAATAGGTGGTTATCAGAATTTCGGGCAAGTTTCTACGAGGTTTATTCTTGCTGTAACAAACCCTAATCAGAATGATATAGATAGGATTACCGGATGGATGGCATGGGATATGAATATTCAGGATGAGTTGCCTCTAAGTCATCCTTATAAAAATTTACCCCCTTTTATATAATGGAATTAAGATTTAACAATGAATACGAAAGAATGGGCGCACAGGATATAATAGAAAATATCCTTAGAAGCGAAAGTATATGGTTTTCAAGAAAAAACCCTAGTGTTAATTCGGTTGTTTATGATAATGTACCTCAATCAATTATCGATATAGCTCAGTCATCTCAAGACTGGCAATTGATAGATGCTATAGGTAGGCGAGTTACTTTAGAAAAGTACGTAATTGAAGAAGCTCCGGAAATATTCAGAAATGCACAAGATAAAATGAGCGCCGCAATAGAAATTCAAACAAAACTTAAAGATATTATAACAGTGGAGATATGAATGACGAGGTTTTGAAGGTGTTGAATTCATCTGGGTTAGCCCTGATACTAACAGGGATTGGTTGGTTTATTCGTCGTGTTTACACTGATTACAAAGAGAATAGGAAGCAAAAAAAGAAGGAAAATTACTTGATAGGTCTTAGATCAATAGCTAAGGTTTACAATGCTATGGAGAGCCTTCAGGAAACAGATGAGATAACACGCGTATTACTACTAGAAATATCTAACGGTGGAAACTGCCCAATGCCCGGTAGTCGAATGTACGCCAGCGCAATAAACGTAAAACATGACGATCAATTAGCTGGACGCGAACTACTTAGCAAGTACGAGAAGGTACAGATAGATGATCATTATATAAACATGTGTGTTTCAATAAAGGAAGCAGGGGAGCCTTACAAAATCGACGTAAACAACGAAAATACTTCTGACTCATTACTTAAATCTTTTTACACCGCTGAGGGTATAACGTATTCCGAGATTTATCACGTTTACACCGATGGGGAGGAAGAGAAAATGTTTATAATCAGCATAAGCACCATGAATGAGGGGGAGTTATTCAGGAGAGATGGTATTAGAGCTATTATAAGAACAGAAGTAAACGTGATTAGAAGCGCATTCGAAAAATACAGAAATTCGTAACCCTTTCCTTTTTACCCCGTATTAAATAGTATTATGAAAAAATTACTAATTATACCATTCTTACTAACATTTTGCTCTGAGCCGTTTCCTGAAAGCGATCAGGAGCTAATCCCATACCTTCAAATGATCGACGCTGAGGCGGCTATTAGAGGAATTAGAACAAATGTTTCAGAAACCGTTTCCATACAGTATAAACATGAAATATACTGTGGCACCAACGAACAAAAAAGAGGGTGTGCTTATCAGAAATTTAGAGGAGGTATCGTTCACATTGATGACTACTACAAGTATGATAGACCACAACAGGAAGAGATAGAAATAATTATCTGGCATGAGGTTGGTCACACATTTGGATTTGATCACACTTCAGACAGCTTGAATTTAATGAATGATCTAACAGTAACCGTAGAAGAGTACCGCAAAAACAAAAAATACCTCATAGACAAATTTTTTGGTGTAAATTAGAGGCGTGGGTCTCTTCAATAAAATAACCAAAGTAGCTAACGTAGCTGACGAGTATGTAGAAACCGGGCAAGAACGTCAGGCTACTCTAACATCTCGTCATTTAGCTGATATGCAGTCGGACAACTGGCTTGCAAAAGCTATCAGGCCATTAAGCCTACTTCTTTTACTTTCAACGGTTGTTTTAATGAGCATACTGTCTTCATTTGGATACGAAGCCGACCCGATAATTTTCGGTGAATTAAGCGTTCTTTTAGGGAGCGCTTTTGGTTTTTATTTTGACTCAAGAAAGCGTGAAAAGATAGCTAGTCAAAAAGCTAAGGCAGCTATAGAGATTCAAAAGATGAAGACCAAACAGGAGATTAAAAAGGAAAGGAAAATGCTTAGGCAAGATCGAAGAAGAAAGCGAAGAGAAAGGAGGGATCAAGATGGGTAATTTTCAGTGGGGTAAATCCTCCTTAAACAGAATGAAAGGCGTAAACCCTCAATTAATTGAGTGCGCTAATCGATCGCTTGAAGAGTCTAGTTATGATATGACTATTCCGTGGATGGGCGGAGTTAGAGAACCAGAAGAACAACACGCTATATTTAAGGAGGGTAATAGCAAGTGCGATGGTTATCGCCTGCTTTCCTACCATCAAAAAGAAGCCTCAGATAACGGATACGGTAACGCGTTAGATGCTATCCCGGTAGATGGAGGTTACAACAACACAAGGGCAATGAACCACTTTGCTAGAATTATGCTTATAAACTGGCAGGAAATGATAGCTGAAGGCACTGCCGAAGGAGTTATGATATGGGGCGGAACTTTCGGGGAGTCAGGATGGGATAAACCACATTATGAAATAAGATGACAATTCAAATAGACCCTTATGAGATTAAAAAAATACTAGCTACACTGGTAACTGCGATTCTGTTGATCTCATTATTGTTCTAAACATTAAGAATTGAATCTATTTAATGTCTAGTCAATCAAAGACCTTAAAAAAGGGGGTAGCCCAACAAAACCCCCATTGAAATCAACTTAAAGGGCTTTTTATCCTTCTTCACATATTTCATCATACAGTTTTTGTAATGACGATGCGAGTTGTTTATTCGTTATATACAGGAATCTCTTTTTAAATCCCTCAGTATCGTGTATAGCTGTGAATAGCATTCTACTGTACGCGTTTTTGTGATGGCTAAACTTACCATCCTTGTAAGACTCCCACTCCATGTGGCACTTTCTACAGCTAAATGAACCATTATTCCTAGTCCAAATGAGTTCGGCCTTATGAAGCGTCTTGCACCTAGCCTGAGAAATCGTATGGTCGAAATCATTAGCTTGAGCCTTACCACAACATTCACACCACATCTTTATCAGCCAGTCTTTTCGCTCGTTGGATAGCTTTCTTTTGACTTGTTGATCGGTGTATTTGTTTCCCTCTGAATCGTAAGAGTAATTTGGCATGGGTTTATAATGGTTAAAATAATGACTAATTCCAGATCGCTCCATTTTCAAGTACCCAGCCACCTCAAAAGAGGTAGCATTAGGGTACTTTTCATAAAACTCAATAACTGATCGGTATTTAACTTCAGGCATTGGGCGCTTTCTGCTTTGTGTATCAAAATAGCAATTTAATTCATCTCTATGCTTTTGCATGATTTGAAGAAAATCGTATTCTCTTTCGTCTATAAGTTCGAAGTTCATATCTCTAAAAGAGACTCAATTCTTTGAACATCATCGTAGGTATGAACCTCTTTGTCTAGGTATTCATAAACTTTTTCAAGCATTGATTTAGTTAAGGGCTCATCCTCTTTACCAAGACCTCTTGATTCGTATTCATATTTCTCTTTCTCGTTGTTCGTAAACGTTCATAATAAAATTGTTTTAATAATACCTTCCTGTCTGCCAGTCGTAATTAAGGGTAATTGTTGATGGTCTACCTAAATACTTCTGGTCTTTAAGTTTAGCGACTTCTAAATCTATTTGATCCTCACTAGACATATCACCGTTGAAGGATTTATGTCTATGCATTATCAATATTCCGTCGCATTTGTTGTTATGCATGGCTCCACCATGAGGCATAAAAACATTGCACGGTGGGTATTGACCATCTTTATTTGGTGTTGGTGATTTAGGGTGCTCGACGTAAAGAACAATGCCCTTTATCCTTTGCGCAAACTGCTTTAGTCTGGTAAGCGTTAACCTCAAGGCCTCAACCATATTCACATTATAGCTATTAGAAGTAAGCCAGTTCATAGGGTCGATAACAAAAAACTTGTAGTCTTCCAACGCGAGTGCGTCAAATTCCTGTATAATCTGATCAAGACTAGGCATTCCGTTCTGGTCATTTATTTCGACTATTCTAAAATTATCATTAACAACCTGTTCGGGTGGAGTGATATGCAATGAAGCCGCCAATGTTATTAGCTCATGCATGAATACCGGAGTCCTAGATTCAGGAGTGAAAAATACAACCTTACCCTTATTGAATCTGTAGTAATTCATTGCTAAGAATTTACTCATTTCAGACTTGCCAGATTGTGGGTAACCGGTAAGTAAAACCAACTGCTCTTCACAAAAATTAAAGTGCGGGTTTAACTGTGAAATACCTGTCGATATTGGAACTATTAATTGACCTTTGTTGTGTAGGTCAATTTCGTGTTTGTAGTCATTTACCTGTTTGACATCTACAGCAAAGTTTTTATTTTGCTCTGTAAGCGATTTAAAGAGGCTCTCAGCGTCGTTCATTAGTAAAATGGTCTAGTACCCCACAAAATTCTAAAACTGTCTTAGAAGCGATTTCTATCTGCTCATCGAGCATTTGCGATTTTCGGTAAAGTTCGCCTGTTCTCATGGCATTTGCACTTATCCATCCCTCTGCATACTGCTCGAGTTTTGACAAAAGAAGATTAACCAATTGCAAATCTTTCTCCTTGGTGAATTCACCTTTGTATTTCAGTCCGTTTTGGAAAGCTGTCATCTCTGGTGATGTCTTAACTTTTTGTAGGTCTGATTTGATTGTCTTGGCTATCATGTGATCGCCGAATATTTCTTTGTCTACCATGTTCTTGTTTTTTGGGTTTGTAAGTAAGGGAGCGTGTTGAGCAATTTGGACTTCCAGTTTTTTATTTCCTTGCCGTTGCCGTCTTTCCATCCGTTCTCCTTCCAGCTTTGGAACTTCAGCCTCACATCCTCCGGGCTAACATCTTTCTTTTTGTCTACCGCATAAGATAAAAATTCATCAATGGAGGGTATATATATATCCCTATCCTTATCCCTATCCTTATCCCTATCGGTATAATTCGTATCGGGTCGTATACGTTCGTATACGTTCGTATCCCATCGTTTTTTTATGTTTTCTCTGTTCTTTTTACACTTGTCCATCCACTTCTCCAAATCTCGCTTTAACGTGGTTTTTAGCGGTGTAAAGGCTATTTCTGTTAGTCTATCAGGTGCTACGGGATCGAGATCGTTGACGTATTTTAACAGGTGTTTTATAAGCCTTCCCGCCTCTTCATCTGACAATGAATCAAAGGTATGAACCCAATCACAGTAGGCATTAAATGTTTTTTTTCCTTGCATATAAACTATCGTTTTATGGACTATCTTAAATGAGAAATGAGGGGCAACCCGATAGTTAAAGGCTTTCATCTGGTAGCTACTCCAAACTAAGCCCCTCCGTCTACAAATTTAGTTAAAAATTACCAGCTTTTAATCGGCAACTCTTTGATGTATTCATTGGATAACATGATCCTTTTTCCGCTATCATCCTGTCTTTTTCCGTACCACTTTATCCAGTCTTTTCGGTGTTTTTCCGTATCAAAGTATTCCATAATTTAAAAGGGTAAATCGTCTGTGGTATTTTCTGAATCATTCTGCTCGGAATCTTTAATTGGACCGCCTAGCATGGTAATATTAGACCCTAGAATTTCAGTGGTGTATCTGGTCACCCCGTCTTTTTCCCAAGATCGAGTTTTCAACGATCCTTCTATGTACATTTTAGAGCCTTTTTTAATGTACTGCTCAATCACTTTAGCAACCTTACCCCAGAATACAATTTGATGCCATTCTGTGGACTCCTGAACGGCTCCTTGCTGGTCTTTGTATTTACTAGTGGTAGCCAATGTAAAGTTTGCCACTGACTTGCCATTTTCTAGGTGTCTGACCTCTGGGTCTTTACCTACGTTTCCTATTAAAATTACTTTGTTTATCATTATTATTAAATTTATTTTCTCGGATTCTTCGAATTGTAGGGGTTAGAGTTAAATCTTTCGACCTCTTTACCATTTTTTAGTTTTTGGATTGCAACCAATTTAAACCCCCCTGTTTCTGGGTGTTCCCAATCTAATTCCCATTTCCAGTTATTTGGTTTTAGGAAACCTGTTGTTTTGTAGGAATCCCCATTTTTCTTATACTCCTTTTCGTTTAGTATTATCTTTATGGGTGGAAATTCGTACAAACACCTACCTATTCCCCACATGAACCCAGCCCTCTTAAACGCGTCAGAGTACTCACCTTTTTCAGATTCAAAATCACTAGGCGTTCCGTTTGACCATTTCCAAACCCATTTATCTTCACACCATATACCTATGCCGCACTGAAGAACTCCTTTAGTGTCTCTCTTGTATTCATTCTGCCAATTTTCAGGGCCGCACACTTCGTCAAGTTTATGCATGTCAACCCTAGCGTCCTTATAAGCCAGTATTGTGCAAAAAACATTATCCCCATATGCGTTAATACCCTTTGGTTTGAAATCAATATCAGACGATTCTAAAGGGTTACTGAGTTGATGTAAGTTTTCCATTTTTTATCAGTGTTTTAATTCTTTGAGATTCAATTTTTAGAGATAGTATTTTATCGACAGGTAAAACCTTGTCGGACTCAAAATCATCGTAAAAATCATCGATGATCTCAAGTAGGTTCATTACTTCTTGCATTAATATCCGTATTTTAATGGTGTTTTACCAGCCTCCTGACTTCCTTCTCTAGGCTTGAAGCAGTCTAAAATGTATTTTTCTATTGCTTGATAGTAATATCGAGGGATGTCATATGATTCATCATTTATCTCGAAATTCATTCCCGAAATGGAGAATATTTCATCGTTATCAGATTTATCACAACCAACAGTTAGAATGCAATCACCCCACTGAAAATCAAAGCAGTTATGAAAATCACCAACAATCTCAGGTGCTATTTTACCACCTAAAAGCTTTTCCTCGAAAAACTTATTAATATGGTCAATGTGTTCTCTGGATAATTTTTTCATGTTTCAAATGTAGACTTTTTTAAATAAATGCAAAATTAATTTTGCATTTACTAAATTATTTTAGCATATTTGTCTCATGAAACAAAAATTAACTGTTCATGAAGCAATACTTAATTCCGGTTTTAGGAAGGGATTTGTTGCGGATCAGCTAGGTGTTTATCCATCTACTATAATTAGGTGGAACAATAAGGAAACAAGACCATCTAAGATGATGCTTACAGCGCTTTGTGAGTTACTTGATATTTATGAAGAAGAAATTGACCTAAAAGAATGAAACTAAATTTATCCGATACCGTAGAACAAACTAAAGCTAGGGAGTACTTTCAGAAACTAATAGCTGAAGGCGCTCAAATAGAGCTTAAAAAGTTCAAGCCTAGTCGATCTAACCAGCAAAACAGGTATTTTCATCTGTGCTGTACGTTGCTCAGTGATTACAGTGGGTACACAACGGATGAGGTGAAGATGATAATCAAGAATCAGTTAGAGTTTATGTCTTACCTGAAGGGCAAGCATAAGTTCTACAAGTCAAGCGCAGAGTTAAACACGGAGGAGTTCACTCTTTTGATAGATTTTACTAGGGAGTTTGCGCATCAACACGGTGTTAATATCCCTACTCCAGAAGAGTATTTTAATAATCAGTTTGAAATCGATAAAATTTTTGATCATATATTATGACAGGAAATTGCTGGGCATTTAAACACTACACCCTATCTGGTATAAACAGGTTAAAGCATTGACTTTTTACACCTTAAAGGGTATAACGAAATGAAAATATGACACTTGATAAACCCAAAACACAACTATCGAAGCGAGGAACTATCCAATTATGCATAGAAGGATATGTGTTTACTTTGCTTATGACAGGAGAAAAACTTGATAATTGGCAAACAGTAAACGCAATAGTTCTACGATCAATGAATTAACGTAAATACATTCAATATGAACCTAGTACAAAACTTCGGTAAAGACGCATTGGAAGAGTGGAGAGATATAAAAGGCTTTGAAGGACACTATCAGGTTTCGAATCTTGGTAACGTTAGGTCACTTGATCGACAGATAAGAATTAAGGGTAAGCATCAGAAGTTCAGAAAATCAAAGGGTGTAAATCTTGTTAAAACCCCTGATTGGGATGGATACCTAAACGTAGGTCTTTGTTTGAACGGAAAGGTGACAAGGAGAACCGTTCACCGTCTTGTGGCTATGGCATTTATTCCCAATCCTGAGAATAAAGCAACTGTAAACCATAAAGACTCCAACCGAGCCAATAATAAGCTTTTAAACTTGGAGTGGGCTACGATTTCGGAAAATGCAAAACATGGCTATCGCTTCGGAAATGTAAGACCACCAAGTCAAAAGGGAAACTTCAAAAACAAAAGAAAATCTAACCCAAGTTACAGGACTTAAATATCACGATAAATACACAATCTAAAAAATAACGATATGGAACAAAGAGACATGAAGTTAGCCCGGCACATTTATGATCAAGTAATGAGAGTGCTTAATGAATCTCCTCCAACAAGGAATCTAGGCAAAGGATTAAAAGATCACGAAATAAACGATTGGTTAGAGGTTCAACTGAATGAGTTCAAAACATAAATACACAATCTAAAATTAGGAGGTATGAAAGAACAATTTGAAGTATCACTAGATATGTACGAGCCAAAACATGAACACCTTAAAACGGTAAGAAAACAGGCAGAATTTATTGAAAGAAATTATACTAAAATAGATTGAATATGGGGTTTTGGAGTGATTTACTTTTTGGATCAGACGAATATCACCAAAGAAAGCATGAGGAGTTTTTAATGAAACTCAATCTTCAAGAAGATGAAATTATTTGTGATGCATGCGAAGGTGAAGGGTGGGTTATAGCTCACTGTGGAGATATGAAATGCGGAAAATGCAACGGAAAAGGTAAGTTAAAAACCCCCTCAAACCAGAACTAAATACGATGATAGATATGAAATGGATTAGTGTAAAAGAGAGATTGCCGAATCAACTACCAGACATTTTACGAATAGTTATCAAAAAATACCCCAAAGGAACACAATTCAACCCTTGGGGCCATACAGAAGGAGTATTCGTTCAAAGCACTGGAATATTTAAACAATTGAAAAGTGGATCAATACTTTGTATGACTTCAGATACTTCAGGAAATTTTGTTTATACACCCGAATACGGATTTGCGGAAAAGATGTCTAAAGCATAAGTTATGAAACTGAGAGTAACACATTTTTACGATCCAGAGCCGATTGAGTTCGACGACAGAATTGATAATCGAATTATATGGCATAATAAAGGAGAACACGATAAAGCCCATTCAGCATGGAAGGCACGACAACAAAAGCCAGATCACAAGGAATTTAGAAAATTCATAAAATTTGATCATATAATATCAGAACAGACAAATGAGTATAAGAAAGCCCTCCAACACTACGATGAGAACAGGAGGCGATATGACGGGTTTGAGAAAATGAGTAGGTCATTAGAAAAGTATTCCGATGGCACTTTGGATATAACATTTGGTCGCAATGACTATGTGCATATCAAGTTTGATTTTGAAGATTCAGGACTACTGAATTTGGAATTTTATAGAGGCTTATCCGTCTCCCTTTTTGAGCAAATCATGTATGAAAATAACATTAAAATAAAAAAGGTATGATCGAGGTGTGGAAGGATATATCTGGTCTGAGAACAACATAGAACTAAGAACTATAAACTAATGAAGCTACACTTGACTTTAAAAAAGAAATGGTTTGATATGATTTCCTCTGGAGAAAAGAAGGAGGAGTATAGAGAAATCAAGCCCTACTGGACTAAGCGACTGTTAGATAGTTCAGGTACCCCAAAGCCATTCACTGAGGTGGTTTTTAAAAATGGATACTCAAAAGATGCGCCCTCGATAAAAGTGGAGTGTTTAGGCATACAACAAGATTTAGGTATGCTCACATGGGGCGCTGAACCAGATACAGAGTATTACATAATTCAACTAGGTAGAACTATAAACAATTAAGAAGATGACAAAAGAAGAAATACAAAATTTAAAAGAAAGTATCAATCATATTTCACAACGGCATGTTAGAATTACGCGCTTAAATAAAGAATGGAAAAAAGCATTAATTGAATTATGTGACCATGCATTAGCCCTTGACACGATTGAAGAGGACTCTCAACATATACCAGCCGCCACTACCGATGTAACCAGTAACGACATAGATAAGCAGTTATGAGAGCATCACTCGGCAAGTGTGTTTTACATGCGATAGAAGTACAAGGAAAGTCTATTCAAAGAAAGAATCCTCAAAACGCATTTAAAAAATTAAAGTACGGTCATCTACATTTTTTCAAGAAAAGAAAAGCACTATGATAATAATGAACAAACTAAGTAGAGAGTACGCAGAGGAGTTATTCAAGAATCCTCTAACATTTTCATATAACAAAACCGAAAGAGCAATACACAAGAGAGGATTAGTTGAGGGCTACATGGCATGCGCTGAACACGCTATTAAACTATACGATCCTGAAAAGATGTATAACTGGCTTACTTCAGAGAAAAGAGAGCCAGCGCAAACGCACTTTACTGCCGGACCTGAAAGGAATGTAGCTAGAGAGTTGGAGTTCCTACTTCATCAGGTAAGTGAACACGCTAGGGAGTGGAAAGAAAAGTACGAATACCTAGACGGACTAATCCAAAGAGCAGAATCGGCGGCTGTAGATGAAATGAAACAAGAGCTAAAAGTTGCCAATCAGCTTAATAAAACTCTTCGTGATCAAGTAAAGCAATGGGAGAAAGTTCCAAGTTTGAAGCAGTTAAGGGAAGAGAATGAGAGGTTGAGAGACGCATTAGAAAAATCTAAGGCATTGTTATTAGAGCTTGGTTTCTCATACAACGCATTTGAGATAACCAGAATAGATCAAGCACTAAACCAACAAGAACCTAAATAAGTACTATTTACATTTTAGTACCATTTTAATGAGACAAACAAATTATGAAAGCATTAACACCTGAGGAAATTGCAGAGAAATACGTACATGGTAAGCATAATGCTTTAACCGATTCGCAAGAAAAGAAGGATATGGTTAATGATATCAATCGTTATGTTAAATCAAATAGGTGGGAAGAGAAGGATAAGATTATCGAACAGCAAGAAATAGAAATCTGCGATAGAAACTATCTAATAGCTGAACTAAGCGGAGAGGATTGTAAGAACCCTGAAGAGCTAAAGGAAAGGTTACTCAATGAAGGTTTAGGAGTGAAGGAACTACTCAAAGAGATGGCAGAGGCTTTAAATCATTCCCTTTCAGAAATAACGATAATAGATGAAGAAGGAAATGTAACCTCTAAAAAACAAAAGGTTCTATCAAAGTATAAAGAGATGATGAAATGAAATACTTTGTTTACATCGAGTCTTTAGAGGGCAATTTTACTTGGACGTTTAACTTCACAGCTAAAACCAGAAAGGACGCTGAAAGCAACTTTAAACAGCCTGTTTTTGAATTAATTGAAGAAATTAAGGTAAATTAGCAGTACAATGAAAACCTCAATAGAAGACGGAGGAGTTGTTAAATGTCCTTTTAACGGGTGTAAGAAGAGCGGATACCCGATAAAGTCTTGTCAGTTTTTAAGAGACGCTAAAATCAAATACGAAGGTTGCAGGGAGAACGAATATCGCAAATGCCTTCACGGCGATAATGGCAAACACTATTTTTTGAAGTATAAGAAACCAAAAATAACTAATCATGAAAATTAAAGAACACTCTAGTAATAGTCATTCATTTAATTTACAAACTCAGAATTTCGAAGACAAAACAGTCCCTTTATTATTGGTGTCAGATGTTCACTTTGATTCCAAAGACTGTGATAGGGAATTACTAAAGTCTCATTTTGACATCATAAAACAAAAAGGAGGCTACATAATGTCTTTTGGTGACTGGTTTGATGTAATGGGATGCCACAAGGACCCAAGAAGTAAAGGCCAAGACGTTAGACCAGAATACCTAAGACAGGATAGGGGTTATCTCGACTTAATTGTAGAGGATAGCCTTAATTTTTTAGAGCCATACATGGAAAACTTCATTTTTCACGGATATGGGAACCACGAAACTGCAATAATCAAGCATAGAGACACCGATATACTAAACACTCTTTGCTTTTTAATGAGGCAAAAAGGCTCAAATGTAGTTAAAGGCGGGTACTCTGGATTTTGTAACATTAAAGTATTCAGGTCAACATCAAGTTACTCAACGTATTTAATCGCTTACCATCATGGCGGAGGCGGTAATGCACCTAGATCAAAAGGGATACTACACGCAGACATTGACGTAAAGAATTATCCCGATGCTAATATGATCGTTAGCGGACACAATCACCAAAAAGGATATTGGCCTATCGTTTGCTACAGAAGAAGCGAATTAGGAAAGATTACTCACGAAACAAAGTACTGGGTTAAAACCGGCACATATAAAAGGAATGATCACCTACCGCTAATCGGAGGGTGGGCTGTAGAAAAGAAATTTGACCCAACACCAAAAGGAGGGTTCTTCTTGAATTTAAGGATGAATAGACATAATAAGTCAGAAGGAAAAACACTAACTGTCGAGGCGGAATTAATTGATGCTAAATAACAATCCATGAAAGAATGTAGTATCTGTAAGGAAACCAAGCCGTTCAATGATTTTGTCAAAAGGTCAAATCGAGCTTCAGGAAGACAGCCATATTGTAAAAAATGTCACAATAAAAGAACTAGAGATAAGTACAAGCCTAATATGATGCGCGAGTACGATATTAATAGACTTTACGGTATGAGTTTAGCTGATTATGATAAATTATTCAAAGACCAACATGGAAGATGTGCTATTTGTAATACACATGTAAATGAACTTTCATCAAAAAGGAAGAAAAATTTATGCGTAGATCATTGCCATGAAACAGGAGAAATTAGAGGCTTATTGTGTGATTCATGTAATAGGGGTATTGGACTATTTAAGGATAATCCAAATATTTTAAATAAGGCATCGCTTTATTTAAGTAAACTGCAAACAGAACGGACAAGTAGCAAGAATTAGTCATATATTTTAAAAAGCTTATGAAATACAGAATAATAGAGTGTACTAGAAAAGGTGAGATATGGTATGAAATAGAAGAAAAACAATCCTTTCCTTTTGGTTTTTTTAGGTGGGAGCCAGCTACGGGGGATTTTGGCTATTATTTACCAACATTTCACAATAAAGAAGAAGCGGAAAGAAAGGTTAATGAGCTTACCTTAAAACAGGTCAAACCAAAAAGAAAAATAATATATCCATGAAACCACAAGAATTAAGAATAGGGAATTTTATTAATCCAGAAATTGGAGAGCTTGAGCATGTGGGGCAAATTAAATATATTGGATATTCAGGAGTAGGTGTTGAATTAGATTGTGATGAGCCTGAATTATCCTTAAATCACGATTTAGACTTATCTGATATCAAACCCATCCCCCTAACCGAAGAATGGCTAGAGAAGTTTGGGTTTAGTAGAAATTTGGTTTCCGCTTGTTGCGACTATAGCTTAGTTCTTGACCACGGTTACGAGCATGATTTATACTACATCTATAACCATAGCGAAGTAGATGGGAGTACTTCATGGATAAGAACTAAAGGAATTCGACATGTTCATGAATTGCAAAACATTTATTTTTCCTTGACGGGCTATGAGCTAGAATTATATCAAGAAGAGCTATGAATAACCAAGACAAATACACAATAGCCCTTACAGCAATGGGTATACTACTTGCTGTAGTAATGCTTATACTAATAGGGCATTCAACTATTAATTACTAAACTGTTAACTTTACTTAAAAAACAACAAGGTGAATAAGCAAGTAGAGAATGAGTTAGGGCTGAATATATCACAGAGAAAGTTCTGTAGAGAGTTTGTATTCGACTATAATGGCACTAGAGCATATAAGGAGGCTTACCCTGAAGCGAGTACTGAATCGGCCGTTGTTAGTGCTTCAAGGCTGTTAAGTAAGGATAACGTAAAGGCTTATATAAAGAGTTTAGAGGCAAAGACAGCTGAATTGGCTGGAATTAGTCGATTAAAGATAGCTGAAGAGTTCAAAAAGATCGCTTTTAACAGCGTTGCAAACCTTCATGACACTTGGGTAACCCGAAAGGAGTTTGAAGAGCTTACGGACGCTGAGAAAGCCTGTATATCGGAGATTCAAACACAGCTAAGAACATCCAGAGGAACAGACGGCAAGCTTACTGAAGTGGAGTATGTCAAAATCAAGATGTACGACAAGACTAAAGCACTAGATTCACTCAATAAGATGTTTGGATTCAATGAGCCTGAAAAAGTTGAGCATCTTGGTACCGGATTGGTACCTATTCAGATAGGGAAGGCGAGCGAGAGAGATGCTGATAAATGATGTTTACATACCCTATCTTGAAGATCAGTCCAGAATACTAGTATTATACGGTGGTGCTGGTAGTGGTAAGTCTGTATTTGGTGCTCAAAAGGTGATCATCAGAATGAAGACGGAGCCAGATCACAAGTTCCTATGTCTTCGTAAAGTTGCTACCACTGTTAAGGACTCTATATTCGCTGAGCTTCAGCAAGTCATTCACAGAGAGAATATGGAGGCTGAATTTAAGGTCAATAAGTCAGAATACTCCATTACTCACCTACCAACCGGAAACATGGCCCTATGTAAGGGTTTAGACGAGCCTGAAAAGATCAAATCAATCGAGGGTATTACGGGCATGTGGCTTGAAGAGACCACAGAGTTTAACCCAGAAGACTTGGATCAGCTACAACTACGTATCAGGGGTGAGAAATCCAATTACGTACAGTTCCTATACACATTCAACCCTATTAGTGAGGATAACCATGTTGTTAAGCGGTTTATAGTCGATCAGGAGCAATTGCCAGAAGACGTGACAGTCGTTAAGACCACCTACAAAGACAATCACTTTCTAACTGTACGGGATAAAGCCGTACTAGAAGCGTACAAAGACACTAACCCGTTGTTCTATCAGGTGTATTGCTTAGGCGATCCCGGCGTTGTTGACAAGACAGGAAAGTTCCTATACAACTTTGAGGAGCGTTTACACGTGGATAAGTGCACTAAGGACGGTAGAGAACCGATAAGACTTAGTTTTGACTTCAATATCGACCCGTTTTCGTGCATTGTGTACCAAAGCGATAAAGGCTCGCTACACGTACTTGAGGAAATAAGGCTAGGTAATAGCGATATTTACCAGATGTGCGACGTAGTGCGCTCTAAATACCCTCCAAAGGAACATTTCTATATAGCCACAGGAGATAGAACGGGATACAATCAAACTGGAGTTGTTAGAGGTAAGACATCCTACTGGAATATCATCAAACAACAGCTAGGATTAAAGGATGCTCAGTTAAAGCTCCGTAGTCGTAACCTTGACCTTATAGAAAGCAGGGTATTATGTAATGCGGCGTTAAAGACTAAGGACGTTTGCATAGACAAATCATGCGAAACCCTGATAAGGGATTGTAAATACGCTACAGTGGACCAGAAAGGCGTACTAGTTAAAGATAGAGTAAAGAATAAGAACGATTTTCTCGACTGCTTTAGGTACGCTTTAGACGCCGAATATCCAGAACTTACAAGAAGGCCAATAAAATTTGAAAAATAATGTAACCTTATTTAAACGCTATCGTTAAGGTTAAGGGTAGAAAATAGAATCTGTACCGTCAAATTAGCAAGTAATGAAAGCGGCAATGAGTAATAAGGTAAGAGATTTGGTCCAAAACAAAGGAGGTACTGTTACAATTGCTCGATTACAGAAATCATCTACTCCTGGAACGGTAATTAAAACCGAAGAACTTTCTATTAAAGTTGCAAGAAGAATTACAGCAACAAAAGCCAACGCTATAAAAAGTAAAAGAAGCAATCAAAAAAGCAACATCATGAAATTACCACTTAGAAAATTACCACTTATGGCATGTATAACTTTAGCTATACTAACAGGACTTTCGGGTGTGATTACAGACAGTAACTACTTATTAGTTACATCTAGTATCTACACATCAACAGGAATTATTATCGCTTACTTAGAAATATCAAGAGAAAAGTAGTATAATTACGTTCTCTTCGTATTAGTTAGTGATTTAGGCCTACCCTTTGCGGGGTAGGTTTTTTTGTTTAATATTGTACAGGCGGTTTTTTCATAGATTAGTTAGGTTACCGGGTGTTTTCATGGGCACCCGGTTTTTTATTATCTTTACATCATGACAGAACTAATATTAAATGCCCTATGGATACTAGGCTTTAGCAAGTTGTTTGAGGCTGGTATGATATTCGAAGAGATCGACGTATGGATTATGACCAAACTAAACGTCAATCATCACTGGTTATTAAAGCCGGTTTATGCATGCCCTCCATGCATGTCATCAATTCACGGACTTATTGGAGCTGTATTCTTTGGAATACCATTCATCCTGATCCCTGTTTACATTGTAATGCTAGCGGGGTTACTTTCATTCGCACAAAAACTAATGTATAGATGATAGCTAAGTATCTAGGCCGATTAGTGGCCATCCTAATGATTATCGTGGTGTCATACACTGCGATATTCTGGTTTATTAAAGCTGTTTTAACGGCTATTAAAGAAACAATCTTACTATTCGCATGAATAACACGATCGCAAGACTATTCTACAGGCTTTATATTTTATTCACTGACAGCCCTGTAAAGAAGAACGCACTTCACCCGGATTACAAGAAGCACATTGAGTACGCTTTTAGTATTCCTAACGAAGACGGCTCACCAACGGACTATTACTGCTTCACTGATGC